CTTTTGCAACATCTTTAGGAACACCTGCTTTCTTAGCAAACTCTGGATTGTGCGCTGCAGCATCCATAAACTTCTTTTGTTTAGCTGAGACGGCTGGCATTATCGAAACAGCCTATCAACAACCCAAGTCAAAGTGCCGCCAACAACACCACCAGCACCGCCAAAATACATTAACACTCTCCAGCCACCCTTGGCTTCGGAAAGGGTCTTTTGAATCTCAGCCAATGTATTTTTGACCTGATCCATATCCTGAACGAGCTTGTCCATGTCCTGCTGCAAATGTTTAATCTCACTTGCGTGGGTAGCAAGTTCACGGGCGGTCTGCACGGATTCTTCCATTTAACACTTCCATCTCTTTAGACTTGCGGCTTTCCGTGTTGGACGACCTTTCTCATCCTTCATCGGACCCGGCATACCAGACATACGTGCGCAGAAAGACTTCTTGCGTGGACCACCTTCGGGCTGTGGAGCCTTAAGATTAGACCCAGTTGCAGCGTTGTACTTTGCACGACCTTTGGCAGTTAAACCCGCTCCCTTAGATACGGGAAGCTTCTCGCCACGCCCGACCGCCAGAGAGGGATTCTTCTTAGCCATAGAACACCGTAACAGCTGCGTTTGAAAGCGTTGCGTGAACATCTGTCTCAAACAACACGCCGTTAGCAGGGATCACCACACTGAATGGTTCGCCGTTTGCCACGGTTGCAATAGACATTAAGGTTGTGCCGCTTGCGCCACCGTCTTTAAGAACGATAGAGCCAGCAGAGGCTGAAGGCACAACAAGTAATCCACGTACGCGTGTACGCGCAGCATAAGCCGTCCCTGTAGCAGAGACGATTGCGGTCATTACATCGGTTTGCATACTCATAATTAGCTCCTAAAACGAAAAATACCCACCTAAGTGGGCGGGCTAATTAGGAGGGTGTAACAGCAGTAGTGCCGTCAGCGTTCACCCAAGTGCTAGTAGCAGTTGCACCAGTTGCAATCTTCAGTGTGCTGAGCGTCGTGTCGAACACGATTGTGCCAGCAGCCTTACCAACTGTGTTGACTGCGTTTGATGCGGCAGCAATTTGCACGCTAGTAGCTGTACGAATTTGAATGTAGCCAGCGGTCGAATCGACGTTGCCGGTAACTGTACCTGTGACGTTGCCAGTAACTGCGCCGATGAATCCATTGGTCGAGGTAACTGGACCGGAGAAGGTAGTTGATGCCATGATAGGCTCCTGTATATGCAGTACTTCGCCTCGCTGTCTCTGCATCGTCCGCTGGGGCGGTCAGTGAGGCTGGGGGTTCCCAGATTTAAAACAATAATACTCTAAATACAAAGAAAAGCAAACAAAAAGAAAGGGAGCCGAAGCTCCCTTTCTCAACTACTTAAGCACCGGCAGAACCAAAGACGCCAAGTGGATCTGACCAGCCAAACGAATAACGTTCGCGAGCCTTGTAACGTACGTTACCAGTGTCAAAGTCCCCATCCAGCGAGGTTGCCAAAGGTGTACGAACAAAGTGCTTCAGGCCGTTAGGACCATCAGTCGTCAAGAACCAAGCGTTTGTGTCGGTCAAGAAGTGGTTAATTGCGTAACCCTCTGGAATCGAACCGTTGTTCTTGATGGCGTTGATGTCGTTGTCAGCCGTACCAACACGCAGTTCGGTTTCGAGCAAACGAGTTGCCACGAACTGGAGTGCAGGAGGGATGATCAACTTACGAGGACGTGCAGCGATCAACAGGCCACGTTCGTCAGTCCAAGCAGCGATCTGAATAACAGCGTTTTCCAAAGCTGTTTCATTCAGGTCTGTAGGAGTTGTCGGAATGTTGCTGTTAACGCCGCCGCCAACCAAGGGGTGCGAAGCACTGAACAGAGCCACACCGTCACCACCGGGGTAGGACGACGAGAAACCGTTGTTCAACACTGCAGCAGCCTTAACTTGCTTGGTGTACGACATCGCACGAGCCAGACCTTTTGTGTAACGAGCAGACAAGCTGTCGTACAGGTTATCTTCGACCGCTTCTTCAGTGATCGAGAAACCCAAGGCGATGGTTTCGTGGTTGTAGCGAGCTGTAAACGCTTCTTGAGCGTTGTCGTAAGCGATTGCCGAGCCTTCGCTCTTGACTGGAGCAGCCGAGAAGCCTGAAAGCTTGGTTTCTTCTTCGAAAGAACGCTCGGAGGTCTCTGTTTCGTAGATCTCTTTGTGCTCTTCGCCGTATCGCTTGTACTCCAGACCGAACAATGCGTTCAGGCCGGGGAGCAGCTCTTTCAATAGTTGTGCGCGTGAAATAGCCATGATTTAGCTCCTTATACGCCGACGGCGGTTTCGTAAGCGTGCATACCAAAGTTGAACTTTACGATCACTTCAGGATACAGCGTGTTGCCGCCAGAAATATAAGCGGTGTCAGGCACAACGTCAACGATACGGATAGGCAGCGTAGCTGTATCAGCAGTCGAATCAAGAAGTGCAATCTGTGAGTTACCAGCATTGGTAATTGTGGTGTTGTTTACGATGGTTGCGTTATTGCCAACCGAAGTATATTGAACGCCAGTCACGACCGTTGTGCCAGAAACCACAGCAACTTGGAACAGTGTATCTGGATCATCACAAACATAAGCTGTGATGTAACCAGTTGTTACTGTTGTACTAGCAACAAAGTTCTGTTGGAATTGCAGTTGACCAGTACTTGAGTTGATAAACTCAACACCTAGAAACACGCCAGCGAAGCCGCCAGTGGGTTTTGCAGTTGTAGCAGCCGAACGTTCAACAGTACCATCAGTTGCACGAATCAGTAGATCACCGAAACCAATCGAAGTTGCGTACCCGCTTGCAATACGCATCTTACGAGTGGAGCCGGCAAACACCTGACCGCCAATCAAATTGATTGGCTTAAAGCCGTAAGGCTTCTCAATAGTGGGGTAAGCCATGTTTAACTCCAAAAATTATTTAGAACCGTTTCCAAACCCGGGACCTTTAGTCACTGAACTTTTACGCTCATTAAACAAGGGCATACGGGAATCGTTATTACGCATAAAATTGTTATCCACGGATTCCATCTGTTCCTTAGCAGAGTTGTTGTAATAGGTTTGACGTCCCATAACCATTTCTTCCGGCGCTTTGCATAGAAGCAATCCACCGATTTCCACGTTTCCGTTCTTGTCGCCCATAATCTGCAATTCCGGATGATCTTCCGCTTTAACTGGCACCCAGCCTTCACGAAACCTTTTAGAAAGATTCGTCTGGTTTGTCTGTCCTAGAATCGCCGAAGCAATCCATCGGAACCGAAAACCGGGCTCTGGTGTAGGGTCTGGCAAAGCGCTCGTGGGTGTGTACACGTAGCGTGAAGGGTTTTGGTCTCGAGTTTCTTGATCTCGTGTTGTGCGTGCATTAGCCATTATTGCTCTCCAATTTCAAATATTCACGTGCGTATTGTTCATGAGAAATGCCAAATTTATCTGCAAGACGTGCTGCTGTCTTGGTCAATTTGACGTTCTTTTTAGCTCCCGACGAACGGGAAGCCGAAGCAACTACGGTTGCGGGTCTTCTAGTTGGTTCAGCCTTAACGGGCTTAGTGGCTCCTTCGAAAATCTCAGGAAACACTTGGTGCATGCGAGAATCAATTCTCTCGAAGTACTCATCAGAGCGGGGGTCATACCCCGTAGCGACTAGTTTCTGGTGCAGCCCTAGTGCAAAGGCCGTAACGTCTTCGTACCCCGCCGATCCAAACCACTGGTTTTTAGCTTGCCAGCGCAAGGTCTTATCGTCCAGACGTGGGGGTGCTGATTGCTGTTGTTGCGTTTGTACTACTTCAGGTTCAACTTGTAAAGGGGTTGGCCTAAAATTCTTTGCGGCTTCGAGTCGCATTTTTGCATCAGTCAAACTCTCCTGCGCATCAAGCATCATCTCCGAGTCGTAAGACTCTTGAGCGTCCTTGTACTTACGTCGCGCCATTTCTAGATCGGCTTCTGCCTTCTCTTTCAATGTAGCTGCGTGAGTCGCAGTCCCTTCGTTAATGTACTGTACGTAACGCTTCTTCTCTTCTAGCAACTGTTGAGCAAGGCGTTCTAGTTCATCTTTCTCGCGCGCAAGAGCTTCCTTGGCACGGCGTTCATCGTGACGAGCATGTGTGAGCTCTTTGATACGGGCTTTAACTTTCGCACCGTAATTCTCAAGCTCTTCATCGGTAGGCTCTGCGACTTCTTTATCTAAGGGCTTCGCAAACCGATCACGCTCAGGGGTATCGTCTTCAATATCAATCTCAATGTCGCCTTCGCTATCGATATCAATACTGATTTCGTCGTTATCTTCGGGTTTACCCTGACTGTCTAGCTCATCAGGGAACTTATATTCGTCTTTGTCTGCCATTTAAACCTCCATTAAGCGCGGCTAATGCCACGGGGATCTTCTACAACCGCTTCTACTTGGTCGTCGTTGATGACACGAAACTCTTTGCCGTGAATGACCATACGCGTACCTGTGTAAGGGCGCGTAATAACAAAGTCACCTTCTTGGCACCAATGCACGCCGTCAGGGAATTTCTCCTTGTCGAGGTAACACAGGGGGCCTTTCTTCATGACAAACAGAACAGGAGAAGTGATTTCCTCTGCTTTCTTCGTACCGTCGGACTTAAGTAGGCCGCTGTCGTATGTATCAGCCACATCAATCAAGGCGCACAGAATCTTCCAACCGGTTGGCTCGGGGACTTGTTTTGCTTTGACATCAGCGTTTTGGTACTCGACATCTTCCTTAGGAACTGCCTTTACTTCGGGTATTACGCCGGGTGGCAGGATAAGCCCTGTATCCGGTACTGCGATGGTTTCACTCATCGTCTTCTTCCTGTAAATGCTCAGCGAGGTCAAGTAAGTGGCGCTCTGCGTAGGCTAGACCTCGAATCACCCCGCAAAGCTCTTTGTAACTAGCAAAGTCTTGGCACTGACCATTTGCCAAATCGTCAGTGAAATTGTTCATGTCAGCCCGCAGTTTCTTCCTGAAGGCATCGATGAAGTCTATCGTCATTAAATCCATTAACCTTTCTCTCCTTTAGGTGGTTTTCTAGCTTGTTGGGCTAGTTGCTGCTTGCGGTAGCCAATGTCGCTACCGATTTTTAGTCCCTCAATCTGTTGCTTAACTTCGCTCGCGTCTTTCTCACTTGCGGCTTTAGCACCGACCTTCATGCTCTCGATCTGCGCTTTCATCTGCAT